CCCCTACTGAAGGTTGTGGGGCGCATCAATTCACAATCTGTGGTGCCTTCTGCAGTTTGCACACCGGTGTTTAATCCGGGTGGTTAACTGATGTTGACACCGACAGAAAGTGGTTGATGCTCCCCCTTATCGCGAAAGCGGTAAGAGGGCTTTGTAACAACATTGCCTTTAACCAACAGGAGGATGTATGTCCGTGCAACTAAAGTTCGTAGTTCCGGCCCGTATCCGCATTACTGCGGTGACCGGGAACGTATACGTGTGTTTAGTTGAGAGCATCGAGTATACCGGTAACTCCATAATTTTTATGGAACCGGGTTTCCACGAGGCTCGAAGTCGCGCGGGTGATGGCCTTGCTCAGAGGTGTAAACTTCTGAGCGGGTATCCTTCCTGCGTGACCTTTTTACAGGAGCACCTCACGGATATCACTATCCTTGAGGATGCAACAGCTTATAGGCAGAGGTGCCTGAAGCTGGTGCAGTCTCCTGCGGACATACCTTTGTAAGAGCTCACGATTTGGGCTAAACCTGCCCGTAAAACTTTGATAAAGAGAGATCGATTCATGGAGCAGAACAATGTGCGTCTTCGTAGTCGTGGTTCGTTTTATCCTGGCCCTCAGGTAGTAGGTTTTGGTTGGAACACTCCGGTGTGTGGTACTGATACATACACTGAGGTGTCTACTTCCAATTCCTGCCTTGTGGGCGAGGTTGCCACGATGGGAGACGTCGTTGTTAAGAACTTCCAGAGTAGAAGTAAGAGGGGCGAGATGTTTTTCAACCCTCTAAATCAGGAAGTTCGTACTAGCTCTATTGATACGGTCGGTCACGGCCACGAGTGGCGGCAGCTGTTTTCGCCCGGTTGTGTCATCGACTTGAAACCCTATTTTCCGGGTGTAAAGTACGATGGTCCAGCCTTAGCGTTAGCAGTTGCTAATGTCTCTGGTGGTAGTGGCTCGGCTCTTCCGTCACCCTCAGCTATCATCGATAACGATGAGGTTGTTGATTTACAGACGGAAATCTCTACTAGTGTGCTGGCGTCTCGCGCTCTTGGCTCGACAAATCTGTTCGAATCTATAGGCGAGTATAAGCAGACTATAGCTCTGTTTTCTGGACCAATCAAGGGCTTCTTCCGGTTCTTTCGAAAGAACGGACCAAAAATGAGGCTTATGACTCCCCAGGAAGCGTGGCTCACGTATCGATATGGGATCAAACCTTTGATCTCAGATCTCGAGACGATTATCAACGGACTGAAGAAAGAGGTCGGATTGAGGAGAGAGACGACTCGCAAACGGCAAGAGATACGCCGTACGAGCACGACAACCCTCAATAGTGGCATTGACGACAAAGCTAGTTACACGATCCATCAACTAACTACGGATACGGTAACTGTTCGCGGCATGGCCATTGACGAGTTTATCGCAACCCTTGGTTCCAATCTTGGCTTTACCGTAAAAGGTTTTGCCACGGTTCCTTGGGAATTAATGCGGTTCTCGTTCGTACTCGACTGGTTCGTAAGCGCTGGGGATTTCCTCAAAGCTTACGCGCCTTCTCCAGGTTACAAAACGGTAGGGTCGTGTTTAGTAACCGAGCGCACAATATCCAATCTGTGGAGCTGTATTTCAACAGCGCAGGCTGGGTTTAATGCGATCGTTCGTTCGGCAGATGGGGCATGTAGCTCCACAATCCGGACGAAGACCCGGGGGTCTCTTTCCAAACCTGGTTTAGTGATTCGGAACGATTTTCGTTTTGCGTCGCTGATCAGGACTGCGGATGCACTGGCTTTAATAGCGGTGCTGATGACCTCTTACTTTGCTGATGGAGATGTTTCGAGTGGCTTGAAATCCGCTCGCGCGTTTCGTCGGTAAAAGTGATCCCGGTGCGAGAGCACTGGTCCCCCTCGGTATGAGGGTTTTCCAATACTTTTAGGGAGATTTTCCCGATGTCTGCTACCATCAACGCAGTTGCTTATACCGCTGATTCCTTTCAAAAGGATCAGGTTGGCTTCATTGGCCCGGCTAAAACCGCGTCAGTGAAGGACGACTTGAAACTGTCCCGTCAGGCCGCAAAGCCTACGATCAGTTTCTCCGGCTTGAGCCGCACCGAAGCGAAGCTCACCCGGACACTCACGCTGACTGGCGCTCTCACCCCGACAGGGGATGCGATCGTCACAATTAACGTGGCTGTTCCGGTGGGATACACCGCTGCGAACGTTGACACGCTGCTGAATGACATGGGAGCCTACCTTGCGGGCTCCGAATTCAAGACGCATGTCAAGACTCAGAAAATCAGTTACTAAGCGGGCGTTACGCTCGCGCAGGCTGACAGACCGAGTAGACTTTGTCTTGGCGTCCATAACGAAGTTTGTGGCCATCTTGGCCGCGTGCCTAGTTGTGTACGAGTCGTTCAGGAAGATCGGTTAACTAACCGGTCTAAAACAACTTGAGGGTACATTATGAAACCAAAGTTGCCAGCGTCGTTCGCATTAGCTAGACGAAGGCTTCGCTCCGACTCCTTTGTATTATATCTTGGGGTCATGAGCGAGTTGTTTCGTTGCCATGAGGATAAGGGTTTTGTCAGAGAGCTCTCCGGTTACTTTCGGAGTAGGCGCTTTGATTTGGCCCTGACCTTTTCTGATTCATTGTCCAAACAGTCGTACTTGGACGCCACTACGCATTTTGTGGCCAATCAGTTTGCACAGTTAGTAAGGAAATACCCTTGGGATCCTAAGGTCGTTAAAACCGATCCGGAATCCAAGGCTATAGGTTCATTCCTCCTGTCAGAGCGTAGATGTAGGCGCCTGAATAGGAAGTTTGGACTCTACGGTACTTTACGTAGTCCTCGTGAGGAACAGTTTTCGAAAATGCGGTCCTTCATCCGACATGTTTTGGGTGAAGAGCCCCCTATCGAGACTATTCTTAGCGGCTGTGCTTTTGGTAACGGCGCCTCGGTTGGTGTACACGGCAATGCCACGAATTTAGCCAGGAAGTTGCTGGCAGATCCGTGGACCGTGTCTCCCGGTGCATTCACTTACTCGTACTGGGCATTGATGAAAGAGCCTAGACTCCGAGATTTACTCTTGGAGAACAGTTCTCTCATTTCGTGCCTGGACTGGTTGACGGCTAAAACCCGTTTTGCCAGTAAAACGCTGTTGGTGAACTACAACAAAATTAGTTTCGTTCCGAAGACTGCATTGGTACACCGTGCCATTGCAGTTGAACCGTTGCTCAATGGTTTCCTTCAGGGCGGTATCGACACTTTCATGCGTAATTGCCTGAAACGTGTAGGTATCGACCTTCGAGACCAGAGCTTGAATCAGCGAATGGCCCGCTCTGGGTCGTCCGATGGTTCTGAGCTGTCGTACTGCACCATTGACCTATCAAGTGCATCTGATAGTATCAGTATAGGTTTAGTACGGCAACTTCTCCCCCCGATGTGGTTCGATTTTCTCAATTCCACACGGAGCCATAGATACATGCTTGGCAAAGATATTACTGTTTACGCCAAGTTTTGTTCTATGGGGAACGGTTTCTGTTTCCCGCTTGAATCTCTCATATTTGCTGCTTGTTGTCACGCAACAGATTGCGGCACCCCCGGGAAAGATTTCTCGGTTTATGGTGACGACATCGTTGTCCGCGCGACGCATGCTAAGGAGGTCCTATCACTGTTAAAGGTGATGGGGTTTCTCCCGAATGCGAGTAAGACCTTTTTAAAAGGTCCTTTTAGAGAGTCCTGCGGTTCTGACTGGTTCGGAGGTGTAGACGTTCGCCCGTACACGCTTGACTACGCTCTCGATTCACTTGAGAGCCTGTTCAAGTGGCTCAACCTGACAAGAAGAAGTGAGATAACATCTCGCTTTTTCGAGTCGACTTGGGACATTATTTTGTCTCAGGTCCCTGTCGATCTCCGCTTCTTCAGACCCTATAAAGGGAATGCTGATAGCGGTATCGATAGCTGGGCTGATCAGCACCTTACTTCGCCTACCTGTTCATGGAATATTCGTGAGCAGATTTGGGTTTGTAAGGAGTTGTCTCATAGGCCTGTCCTAGATTCTGGGCTTCCTGTGAGTGCCTATCGACGTGATTCTGTCGACATGTACGCCCTCCTGTCTGGTGTTGCTTCACATCACTACCAGGTTGGGTACACCCTTCGTCGTAAGACGAAAACGACCGCATCCTCTGTAAGGAGTTCTTCAGCCACTTCAACGTGGCTACCTCCGATCAGGTATGATGCGGAATGTCGTATGCAAATGCGACAGCCGAAGAGGGTTTCTAACCCGTCGGTTGCAGTGTTGTCTCTCAAAAGGAGACTTGAGGATATCCTTCCTTGATCATCCGCCAATGACTGGCCGGTGAGACGCTGCTTTGGGAGATCTTAACCAAGATCTTTAAACTGGG